GGACTGGACCAAGAGTGCGTAGATCAGCAGCAGTAATGGGTGGAAGAGTGCTACTATATTTCAGCAGCCGAAGTAGACGGAACCACATTGCTCTGCACGGCTCCCTCCTAAGGTCGGTTCGCCTCTCGGCCTGACGGCCTCGGCACCGACAGGTGCCTTTTATTCGCCTTCGGCTCATATTGTAATAATCCATCAGAGTGTCGCTGGCGCGACACGCCGTATATTCCATTACCATTATCCAGTGACCACATTAGTAGCAGTCGAGTTAGACGATAGAGCAGTTCTAGCAGCAGACTCACAGATTACCGAAGATAACCTGCGAACTATTAGCAGTTCCACACCCAAGATAATTCACGTCGGTAAATACCTACTAGGTCTTGTCGGTGATGCTAGGCCTGGAGATATCCTTGCCTATAACTGGACTCCGCCCGTATATAAAGGCGCAGATCCGATTCAGTGGATGGGCAAGAAAGTAATGCCGTCAATACTTACGGCGTTCAAAGAGAATGGATACGACCCGTATGAAGCGACGAAAGATAAAGACACAGGATTCGACTACATTGTTTCGTTTGATGGCAACATCTTCCATATTGCGACGGACTTATCGTTCATCAAATCTGACCACAAGATTTATGGAATCGGCAGTGGCGGCGCTTATGCTCTCGGTTATCTTTATGATCGTCTGGGCCGTATCACTGTTGGTAATGTAGAGCAACACGCCCAACGTGCCGTTGAAATTGCCAGCATCCTTGACATCAATACCTGCCCTCCGATTCAATTAGTTACTCAGAGACGGGAACTAACGTGAATAAAAATTTTATGAATAAGGCAGTGCTTGCTAGGCTCAGTCGATACCTAGCAGTACCAGCGTCGCTTATCACTGTGCGGTGCCTGATACAGTGAATAGATTTCAGGAACAATATAATGCGTAAAGACTTTGGCAGATATTCGGTTCATATCAATCGGCATTACTTTAGCAACTTTGCTTTAGGTTTTGACTTTTATCAGATTTATGCTTATCCTGAAGGATATCACGAAGCATCTATTACAGTATTGAACTTTTTATTTTTCAACATTACAATTACTAGGTGGCAAAAGTGGATATAAAAGAATTACTTATCAAGGCGTTGCACGATAGAGAGAATAAGCGCCCACGTTCTACTCAGGTACAGATAGGACCATCTGAACTAGGTGGCTGCCGTCGTAAGGTTTGGTACAAGTTACATAACCAGCCTGATACTAACGAGAACGAGATGAAGTTAGCAGCCATTATGGGGACTGCTATTCACGGCGCTATTGAGAAAGCATTGGAAGATAATAAAGAAGTTTTGATTGAGCAGACCGTAGAACATAACGGTATGAAAGCACACGTAGATCTCTACATTCCTGGGACAGGAGATGTAGTTGATTGGAAGACAGTCAAGGTGAAGAATCTTGCTTATTTTCCAAGCCAGCAACAACGCTGGCAAGTACATACTTACGGATACCTCATAGAACAAAGTGGATTGGGGAAGGTCCACAATGTGCATCTTGTGGCTATTCCACGAGACGGTGACGAGCGCGATGTAAAGGTCCACTCAGAGAAGTACGATTCTTCCATTGCGCTTGAAGCCCTATCGTGGTTGGAAGGTGTGAAACAATCAGAGTTTCCACCAGAGCCTGAGAAAGATGAGAGTTACTGTAAGTTCTACTGTAAATACTACGACGCATCAGGTGAGATGGGATGCGTTGGTCTAAAAAAAGAACGTACAAAAACTGAATTACCGCTGATCGAGAATTCAGATACTGCTACCAAAGCCTTGCAGTATCTACAACTAGATAATCAAATCAAGGATCTCACAACACAGAAGGATGCTTTGAAAGAAGAACTTGCTGGAGTAGTGGGTGTCACCGATACAGGAGTAGAAGTTCGTTGGTCTTCTGTCGCTGGTGCTAAACAAGTGAATAAGGAAGTAGTCAAAGAACTTCTTGGCTTCGTTCCTACCATCGAGGGGAAAGAATCTCTTCGACTTTCTATCAAACATACTGGAGGTAAATAACAAGTGGCTGCTAATGAATCAACAAAGTTCCAAGTGAACTTCAAAGCACCAGATGGAACTCTTATCAATCTTTACGCTGCAAACAAGGAGGAATTAGAAGCGTTGCTCACTGCAGCGCAGGACTTTTCCGCCCTTATTGGAAGCGTTAGCCAATCATTCTCAGGCGCTCGATCTGCTGCGCCCGTATCAACTCCTGCTGCACCAGCAGCACCACGACCAGCCGTAGTTGAAGGTCAGACACCTGAATGTAAACACGGTCAGATGCAATATCGAACAGGTAACGGAGCCAAGGGACCTTGGAAGGCTTGGATGTGCGCTGCTCCTAAGGGTGCGCCAGACAAGTGCGACGCAATCTGGGTTCGATAACCACGTGCGCGACCCACGAGAGTACGAAAGTCCTCTCTGTGCGGAAGTCGATGGCGAATACTGGTTCCCAGAAGATCTATCTGGTATCGGAAAAAACGAAAATATCAATCTCGCTAAAAGTATCTGTGGAAACTGCCGTCATCGAACTGAATGCGCTGAATGGGGAATTACTAGAGAGCGCTATGGTATGTGGGGAGGACTCACTGCTAATCAGCGCAAGTACATAAGAAGAAAACGAGGAATCATTCTTCCTCCAGAGGAAAGGGAAGGTAGAAGTGCTTAGACTTACACGTGCTTGGCAAGGCACGCAGATCAAAGCAACTCCACTTCCTGATGTCTGGAAGGATTTAGTAACAGGTGAGATAAGCGTACGCTTTAGACGAGGACAAGTCTGTATGGTTGCAGCAGCACCCAATGCAGGCAAGTCAATGTTTGCTTTAGTGTATGCAATCAAGGCAAAGATTCCAACGCTCTTCTTCTCAGCAGATACTGATACTGCAACAGTAATGATCAGGGCTGCTGCTCATATGTCAGGTCATACACAACTGACAGTTGAAAAGAATCTCAATGATAATCCTAATTTCTATAGAAAAGATTTAGGAGATATGCAACATATACAGTGGGTCTTTGACTCTAGTCCATCACTTGATGATATTGAGATGGAGATAAAGGCTTATATAGAACTGTATGGAATTGCACCTGAACTCATTGTGATAGATAACCTAATGAATGTAGCAGCCGAAACCGACAATGAGTGGGCAGGGCTGCGAGCAATTATGATGGAGTTACACGATATGGCACGCAAGACCGAAGCCTGTGTGCTAGTACTTCATCACGTATCAGAACAGAGTGAGTATGGATCTCCCACGATGCCCCCTCCTCGTCGTGCCATACACGGTAAGGTAAGTCAATTACCTGCCATCATTCTGACCCTTGGTTATGACCCCTCCCAAGGAATGCTTCGGGTTGCCGCCGTGAAGAATCGCTTTGGTCCTCACTTTGCTGATGCTTCACGGTGGGCAACACTCTTTACTAACTTCAGTGCTTGCCAAATAGGTGACTCTGATGCACAAGGTAGGGCATACCTCAATTCAAATCCACAGGTGAGATATTGAGTTCATACAATAAACAAAAGGGATCAAAGTTTGAGACAGATGTTATGAAATATCTACGCAAACTTGGACACTTTGCTGAGCGACTTGCTAAGGCTGGCTCTAATGACGAAGGTGACATCGTTACTATAATCGCAGGTCAGACCTACATTTTGGAATGTAAGAATCGCAAGTCAATCAATCTTCCGCAGTTCTGGGCAGAAGCCCAGACTGAGGCAGCCAACTATGCGAAGGCACGGGGGATGGTTGCGACACCTCCTGCCTTCGTCATAGTAAAACGTAGACAACACGGAGTAGAGAAGGCTTGGGTTATCCAAGACTTAGATCAATGGTTACAAGATAGGAGTAGTAATGCCAGTACCTGAAGGGTTCATCACCACCAGCAAGATATGGACAGGTGAACTAGAAGATGTTCCACTACCTGAAGAACCAACTGAGGTAGAAGAGAAAGAACAAACTAGAGAGGAAGCGATGAAAGATATCTTCAATGCTTTCAATGACTATAACAATTCCAGTAAGGATGAGGAATGATCTGCACAGACTGTAGTGTTGCTGGTGATTTCAACACCAAAGGTAACTACGATAAGGCCGAAGAGTTACACGAGTATTGTAAAGGAGACTGCGGATGCCACCACAAGACTGGTCCAGGGTGGTACGTAAGGGTGGGAGAAAAACCAAAACCGATCCAAACGCAATCCCCATAGCAGTAATCGTTTCATTCTATGGCGGTGAAGTAAAAGAGGGAAGAAGCGCATCAGTCAAGTGTTGTATCCACGATGACTCAAGACGAAGCGCGGTAATGAATACGTATGACAACTTGTATTACTGTCATACCTGTGGCAAAGGTGGGTCATCTGTCAGCGTGGTGATGGAGAAAGAGAATCTGGAGTATAAAGATGCAATCGAGCGAGCAGTCGAGATTATTACTGGAAGCGGTCACTCGCTACAGTCAAAGTCTAGACGAGGCAACTCTGGCGTACCTCGACGGACGTGGAATATCTAAAGAGATAGCCGAGCAGTTTATGTTAGGAACTGTTGTTGATCCTGCCAATGGACACGAGCAGTTCGTAGGGTGGCTATCTATTCCATACGTCACGGCGTTAGGTACTGCTACGAGTGTAAAGTTTAGAAGATTAGATGATGGTAAACCTAAGTATGGTCAACCGACAGGACAGAAACTACACCTGTATAACGTGGTAGATGTGACTGTTGATTCATCACATATTGTTGTATGTGAGGGTGAATTAGACACCATTGTGGTATCGGGGGTATTGGGAATACCAGCAGTAGGAGTTCCAGGTGTGGCTGCGTGGAAGCCTTACTATGCTAAGTTGTTGAGTGGATTTGATACAGTCTATGTTGTAGGTGACAACGATCTGAAAGAAGATGGCACTAACCCTGGAGCAGAGTTTGCTAAACGTGTCGCAGGCGAAGTAGTCAACTCACATATCGTACAATTACCACTAGGTATGGATATCAATGAGATGTATTTGCAGCACGGACCAGAAGAAACTATAAAGTTACTAGGAGGAGCGAGATGAATGAGCAAGAAAAGGGATCTCCAAGAGGCAGCCAGATTATTGATGGATATGGGGATGATAATAGTTTCGATAGATTACAAGGCTGGAACGATAACTTGCCAGCCAATTCCAACAAGGAAATAGATGATGAGTTCATCGCCGACGTATGGAGAATCCTTGACACAGCAGGAAATCTGCTTCTACGCAAGCATAAAGATTACGGCCCAAAGAACATCGCTCACAGTCCAGGTGGCGCACTCAACGGACTCAGAGTGCGGATGTGGGACAAAGTGGCTCGCATCAATAACCTCCTTGATAGCAAGGTCGCTCCCTCAAACGAGTCATTGCGAGACTCCTTCATAGATTTGTTGAACTATTCTGCCATTGCAATTATGGTGCTTGATAAGAAATGGCCCGAACTTCCTAATGACTGAACAAGAAATTAGAAATAAGACGGCTGAAGAAATAGCCGCTTACCTTGAATGGATGTGTGACCACGTGATACTTGAGATACCTGCTGAGTTGATTGACTCTTGGCGTGATAACTGGCGAGGTACTGCCTCTGCCATTAGAGCAAAGTTTATCAAGAATGACTGAGAAGTATTCGTGGTACAAGGCGGAACAACGCCGTAAGAAAATACAAGAAACGAAGAGACTAAAGGCTGCCCGTTACGTAGATGAGATGAATAAGAGAGCCAATGACAAATCAACTACATCCAATACTCAATGATCTAGTTCCCTCGGTGGTCACTACTATCCATCGTAGGTTCAGAACTTATACAGAAAGATCAGACTTACTTCAAGAAGCGTGGGCTTTCGTTCTTTCACGCGCTGAGAACTTCAATGAACTGCTCAACCACGAGTCAGAGGTCCAGCGTAAATGGAATGAGAAGCGGGTAGCGTGGCAGATACGCCGTTGTTTAGAACGCTATGCTCGTAAAGAAAAGGCAGTCAAGTCGGGATATCAGATCGCTGATGAGGCATACTACGACACAGTTACTATCGGACAGTTACTTCCATTTGTTATCAAAAGTTTTGTTACTGACTCTGCCTTAGAGCAGAGTCAAATTCTTATCAACGATGGCACACCTAGAAAGCAGAGCGCACCAGCAGAGGGCGGAAACCTCTTGGCTATGCTCGTTGATATCAAGAAAGCCTACGAGAAACTAGATAAGCAGGATCAAGAGATACTGCGCCTGCGTTACCACGACAACCTGACTCTCCAACTCATTGCTGAATACCTAGAGTGTGCTATCTCTACTGCTGATCGTAGATGTAGCCAAGCCATACGTAAACTACAAGAAAACATAGGAGGCGAAAGCCCTTGGCAATAGTCATACAACTTTCCCAAGCGGAGGTGAGAGTCTGCGCTCTCATTGCCGTTGAACGTTGGCTAGTCAAGTTTGGGTCAGAAGATAGACCCAACTACGCAAGCGGTAAAAAGTTCGGTAAGTTAGAACCTGAGATCAACGCCAACATCAGAGCCAACGTTGCTGAGTGGGCAGTTGCTCGTCACTATAACCTCGGTTGGAATATGCCGTGGTATCCGAACGAATTACATAAGCAGAGAAAGAACATCTCTGACGTGGGCGATCTTGAAGTAAGAACTGTTCGCACTCAAGCGGCTATCCCATTCTGGAAGAAGGACGTAGGTAGAACTATCGTTGGCACAAAGGTCCTCGATGAAGAATACTATTCACTTGTAGAAATTTACGGCAAGTTTCAAGCCGATGACTATATGGTAGAACAGTTCGCTGATCCCTCTATTGACGGCTGGCGTGTGCCTGTGGAGTTATTAGAAGTATGAAGTACGAATACACCTGCCCGAACTGTTACATAACTGTCTATGTGGAGCGTTCGATCCACGCTGAGGCTTCACCTCAACCCTGTTTAGAATGTAATAAAGAGATGCTCAGAAAGTATGAAGCCCCCGCCCTTACGTTCAAGGGCAGAGGCTTCTACTCTACTGATAAAGGTTAGGACTTGGCTATTTGCTTCAACCCCTTCTGCTCTTCAAGCCACGCCTTCTTGGACTGTGGGCAGCGTACCTTTCGTGGCTTGCCATTTTTTCCGCAAGTCCTAACTCCATGAAGAGCATAACCAGCGAGTAATTTTTCCTCAGCCTCTTTACCTAAGACTTGTCGAGTAATCTTTAGCATAGCCTCAACAAACTCTGGTCCGTGCTGGACATTGTTAGGTGCTAGATGATGAGCGATCTCGTGGAGTAATACAATAGGTTGTCTAGCCCAAACGCCAAGACTGACGATACGATCCCCGTTTTCGAAGAAGGCTCTGCCTCCACCTCGACCACGCTCTACAGTAATTCGGCGCTTGCCATACACCTTGGCAACTGACTTCCGACTTAGTACCTTGTCGATAAACTTTTGACATTGTCGGATAGTCATTGGATCTAGTTTTGATACAGGAGTCTGTAATCCAGACTGCCTTTCACCACGATAGACCCTTTCCCTTTGGTTATCTCTTCTACTAGACATAGTTCCCTTTCTTGATCCAAACTTTTTGGATCTGTGGATAACTATACTCACCGCACTTTTTAGGGTTATCGTTTTTTATACTACTCCAACGGCGACACGCCCGAAATACGATTAGACTTGACAAAGTAAATCACTGCTTTTGTGAAAGTAAATAACCCCGTGAGTATGGCTTCACGGGGTTATACCTACTGACTCGAAAGGGTATAACTAATCAGTAGTGTCCTTTTCGTTGATGATAGCGGTAAGCCTTACAAGGTGTTCCATAACGCTTACTAATGTAACGTAAGCCTCGCAGTATTTGGAGTTCAGGATCTCGACTTCTCTCTCCAATGAGTTGAGCGACTCCAAAAGCGCTGCTTCTAGGGTTCTGTGCGTAGTGGTCAAACCTGCTTTCACGGGTCCATAAATCGTGGAGGCAAGTCCACTCTCGTCCTCGCCAACCAAACGCAACCCACGCAAAGGTCTTGGCTCTTTTTCTATTTTCATTCTTCTCCTCCCACGTTGCCTTCGTCCTGCTCATCTGTGTCGGTTTCTGTGGATCGAGATGAGTTATTGTTTCCAAGTGGGTGTAAGTGAAGGCGAGTGTCAGCACGAGTCCTGCCACTAATGTCCAGCCACGTTTTTCCTTTAGCCTCATCAGATAACCTCTCCTGCTCAAGTAGTTCCTTGTATTGGTCGGGATACTGCTGGGCAAGGCGCACTAAGGCTCGTGACCTCGCCCTCTGATAGTTGCGTAGCCATACGGCTCGCTTCTCAGAGTTACGTTTACGTTTTACTAGAGTAGTATCAAGGCTCATTGAAGCCTCCTCGATCTGTCGTTGATGTAATCATCTAGGCAAACGATAGCATAGGCGATCAAACAAACAAAGATAACCGCTAGAAATATCACCCTTTACTCCTCTCGCTTGTGATAGTAGCCAGCACTAACGCCGTCACTTCTATCTTGTCGGTTACCAGCACAGGGTTCTCAATGTCCTGCTCATTCCATACACTCACAAAGATAGAGTTATCTAGCCCTCGTCTGAACCACTCAACGGCTTCGCTTTGGCTTGCCCCTCCCCACGCAATATCTCCCTTGCGATCCATTACCTCATAGAAATTAGTTAGTTTCATACCTGTCCCTTCCTTACCTCTACCAATAGATTATTTACTGCCTTGATAGCGCCCTCAAACATCGCATAGTCGCTATCTCCCCCCTCTAGGTTGGACTTCTTTCTGTGTAGATAACTGCGGTAGTTCTTGAGGTGCTTCACCATAGCCTCTCGTTCTATTGTCTTAGTCATTTCTTCTCCTCCTTGTAGTTGATTAGGTTGATTTCGTTCAGGGCGTTGACCATACGGATCAGGTTCTTGCCCGCCTCCTTGCTGTTGCCGTCTGCTACTTGCCTAATAAATAAATCACGGCAGAGGTCTGCCTTTGCTTGGTAGTATTCTTTATTCACTTGCTTCCTCCTCATTGTATCCTGTGCCATCATCTCCATTTTCTTGCCTATCCAATAGCCACTCTTTGAGTGTAACCTTAGTCATTACTGTCCTCCTCTAGGATAATTGCATCTCCGAAGTCTTGCCCTGCCTTGATGTTCTCCCACTCCTGCTGGTCTAGCCAATAGTAAATGCCGTCATCATCAGGAAGATCCGATAATAACCCTTCGTATCCTTGCGGTATCAGACCAAAGATACGCACGCTTGGTTCTTCACCTTCCACTTGTGTCAGGTATTCCGCCGTTTGTATTTCATAACCCATTACTTTCCTCCTCCAATAGTCCTTCTAATAAGTTTAGTATTCCTGTCACCTGTTCAGGTTCATCTCCTTCTCGCCAAGAATATGACGCTAAGAAATCGTATTGCTTGCTGAGTAACTCTTTATCTATATTCATTACTTTCCTCCTCTATCTTGATTAGGTCATCTATTTCAGGAGAGTAGCCTACTCTATCCGCCTTCTCCTCATCTAAACCACACGCAGTTTCGGCGTGCTTTGTTAGTGTGCGATCTGAAAAGTTCCAGCCACAGACACCGCACTTAGGCATTACTCTCCTCCTCTTTCATACACTTCCCACAGATTACTCCGCGCTCTGTGCTAAATAGGTTGAACGAGTTGCGGAATTCTCCGCACTCTGAACAGCGTTCTCTCATTTGCTTACCTTTCTTTCGTGCTCTACGCACTCCTCGCACATTAGTTCATAGTTGAGCGTTGTGTATTCGTAAAGTTCTCCACACCCATAGCACTTAGACATTGACTACCTCCTCTGAGCAGTTGTGTTCTCCATTGTTGTATTCTCCGCACGCACCACAGGCGTGCCACGTGCCTTCATAATCGGGATCATAGACACAACCTTGCCCGTGATAACTAGAGAAATGCTCGCCACAGCCCACGCATCTATCATTTTTGTCGTAGTTGCTCACTTGATCTCCTCCTTGTGTAATAGTTCTAGTGCTTCATCTACACACTCCCATTCCTGCCCCCAAGTTGTCGGGTAAATAGGAAGTTTTTCTTGAGCCTCCTCTTTAGAGTTAGCCTTCACCTCAATAACCTGCTCCACTCTAAACACATAAGTTTTCATTTACTTTCCTCCTCTTTCTCCTTGATTTCTACTTTACTCATTACCCAGAGCACCGCCCCGATTAGTAGGGCGATACCTAAGACTTGCGCGGTGGCTTGCCACCCTCCTAGATAGATGCCGAACATTAGGCGCTAACCTCCTCTTTCTTAGTGAAATAGTTTTCTGCGATTTCTCGCCAATTCACCCGATACAACGATCCAATATCGGTAAGCATTGAAAAGGCGTTGCGATTAGTTGAGACATTATCAAAATCTAAGACCTCCTCAATAAAGTTCTCTATTTCTTCCGCTAAATCCGTGAGGTTGTCGTGTAGTTGCGCCACCTCTAAAATCGGGGCTAGTAGCCCTTCGTCATTGTCAATGTGGAGCGCCGTAGCCCACGTTTCGCGGTTAGTCCACCCGTTATATTTTTGAATTTCCATTATGCGCTCACTTCCTCTTCTTGTTCTGCCAATTCTTCCTCTAGTTCTTCAATGGCTTCGTTGAACAAATCGGTATAGTAGAGATAAAGATCAAGAGACATAAGGTTATAAATACCGCCCTCCCCTGCTCCTAGTTCTTGCGCTCCTCTGTCGTTGTATTCGCTAGGCATTTCCTGCCACTCTTCAACAATTTTGTTGTAATACACGGGAAGATATCCGTCTATCCACTCACCCGATCGGTCTTTTATATCCTCAAGGGTTGAGTAATCTTTTTCTATCTCTGTGCGTAGTTCTTTTTTCATTTGTTCTATTGTTGTTCTGCTCATTGTTTCTTATCCTTTTTTGGTAGTTGTTGCGGAGGCTAAGACCTCCCCACCCCTCAGAGGATAGACTAACCTCTAAGGGATAGGCAAGCATTAGGCGGATTTTCTAACGGGTTTTGTGTGCTCAAGCCATAGATCAAGGTGGCGCAATAGTTCGCGCCCGTTGCTGTCAAGATAAGTTTCTTGTGCGTAAAGTTCTAAAGATTTCTTGAGCGCTTTCGCTTGCGTGCGAGCGATACTTTCCAATTTATCGGGGTTCATTAGCGCACCGCCTTCTTGTGATTAGCGCGGGTGCATTTCCCGCAGATTTGATACTTAGTGAAGGCGGAAAGTAGGTCTAACTCTTGCCCGCATTGTTCGCATTTGGCGTTCATTTCTTATCCTTTCGGGGTTCTAGGTCTAGAACCTCCCCACCGCCCACCCGTGAGGGTGAGCGATAGGCAAGCGCTACGCCTTGTAAACCGATCCTAGAAATCGGACGGCATCAAAACGGGGGTTCTCTATAGATAGCCACTCAACAAGATCGTTCACGGCTTGATCTATTGCCTTACTTTCGGCGGTCTTTGGTTCAATGGCTAGAACTAGGCGGTTCATTACTTTCGCTAGTTCTACGTAGTCTTTTCTAGTCATTTCTGCCCCTTTTCGGTTCTTTAGAACATTTGTTCTAATCGTTGTTCGGTATCTCCGCCAACAAGAGAACAATAGCACGATCTACTAGGTTCTTCTATCCCAAAGGGGTGTTTCTTCGGTCATAATCGGTCAAACCTTTTTCGGGGTAACTCTCTAGTAGAGGTTGAGGGTTAGTTGAAC